AAATACGATTTATTGTGGTTTTCGTTGGCAATTAGTAGAGAGAAATTTAGAATATAATATTATTCATTCTTTAGAACCTACAAAAGAAACAAAAGTTCAAAATTTAGGATATATTGCTCAAATAAATAAAGAACAAACAGAAATAATCAATGTATATTTAGACAGAAAAACGGCAGCACAATTGAACGGATATGAGTCCTGTTCTGCATTAGACAATCCAGTAAAGAATTTTACTTTGACAAAAGGGTTTTATTATAAAATATATGATAAATGTTGCGACGGTTTGAGAGAAGAATTTGAAGAGAAAAATGGCGAACCTTTATTATACAAAAATGGTGTGGGACAATTTGACGAACAAAATAATTTAATACGGGAGTTTTCATGTAAATATGATTGTATTAAATCTCTCTCTATGAGTGATAAAACATTGGCAAAAGCACTTGAAAAAAATATTTCTTATAACGGTTTCTATTTTAAAGAAATTGGTTCTAAGTTAAAAATCTATAATTAAATTTGTTACTGATATATTAAATAAAAATTATATATTAATATATATTAATATATATTAATATATATTAATATATAATGGCATCTGCACATGATAGTTCTTCTATTTTTCCAGAACCAATTCCTATAACTTGTGAAACTATACACGCTACAAATATAAACTATAAATTAGAATTTATAAAAGGTGAATTTAGATATATTGTTAGATTACCTACACCAATAGATAGAACACGTTTAGATAAAATAACTTCATTGCTAACTTTGAATGAAATAGATGGTTCTGAAGATGGAATATACACATGGGTATTAATTGATTTTGGTGAAAGTACGCCTAAACAAATTTTAGTAAAACAATGTATAAATATAACTGAAATAGGAACAAAACATAGTGATATATTAAAAGACATATGTCTTAATAAACAACATATAGGAGCTATACCACTTCCTCCAGATAGTATTATTCGTGTTTATGTTGCTGGCGAACTTTTTAAAAGAACAGATAAAAAAATACCAGGAAAAAACGACCATATTACATATGGCATAAATTTGTTATCGGGGTCTTATTCAGATGGTCAAATAGATCCTGTAAATTTTTCTAGTGCATTTGAAGAAGAATTAAAGGAAATTTTTATAACAGGAATTTGTGGCAATGATCGCGAGTGTATATCAAAACACACTATTGAAATATTAAGAATACAAGATACTATTATAACAGCAAAACATACTCCAGTAGAAAGATTTGATAGTGATATGATAGATACATATGTTCATTCAGGAGCAAAAGTATATAAATTTGGTCCTCGTGATAGAAATGCATATAACCGTGCAGGAGTTATGGCTGAAGCTATGTATAATTCACAAATGGGAATTTTTTCTCGTACGTTTAAACCTACAGATGAAAATTATCAAAGTAGACACGACGAAATAGAATCAAAATATAAACCATTAACAAATGAAGAATTAAGACCATTTTTATTATATAAAGGAGGAAAAAAGCGTAAATCAAAATCTAGAAAAACAAAAAAAAATAAAAGAACAAAATACGCAAAAAAATCACGTAAATATATATTAAAAAATTAAAATAAATTGTTTTTATTTAAAGAATAGAATATACTATACTTAACATTATGTCAGACAATAAACAAAATTTCTTTCAAGACGAAAAAAAGTTCGTAGTAGGAAAAGTATATGAAACATTAAATGTTCAAATGCCGCGTTGGGGAACATATTCAGTTGATTTGGAAAAATGTGACGAAATTGGAACCATTATACCAAATACAGAACAATTTTTGGGAAAATATGTTAGTTCGCAAAATTATGGATATGGTGACAATGGAGGAAGATATGATTATTTTACAAATGAAAAAGGTGAAACTATAAGTCATTGTTTGAATTATAATGGAACTACTAGATACCGAGAAGTAAAATCATTTATGGATGAAAGACTACCCTATTTATCTCTCGTAGAAGGAATTGGAAATGGTGTAAATCCTGCAAATAAAATCGAACATATAAATAAATATGTATTAAACCAAGAATTGGTTAAAGAAATTTGTAGTTTTATGAATCCGATATAATTTAACGAAGAGAAAAATTATAAAATTATTATATTATATATGGATTCTGAAGAAGAACATACCTATTATTTAAGTAAAGTTTTAAAAAAAGCTGACAGTGTTCCTGCTTTAAAAAAGTCAATAAGACAAAAGACTGGAATTTTAGGAAGGCAGTTTTTACAAACTCCTATGCTAAGCGATAAATTCAAACTAAAAGTTCTGAAAAAAACACATCCGGAATATATGAGATATATAGATGCAGTGGAAAAAACTTTACCTTATGTACAAAAAATGGACAAATTTCACGATACAATGGGAGAATTTCACGATAAACATTTAAAACCTAGAGATGCAGATGCAGAGGAGGAATACAAAAAATATTCATATACAAATCACGGAGGAAAATATAAAACAAAAACAACTAAAAGAAAACAAAAAAATAAAAGAAAACAAAAAAATAAAACAAAAAGGCGTTAATTTTTACATGCCTATTTAAGTATTTAAAAAAATTGAAATGATATTAATTTAATAAATAAATATCATTAAATCATAAGTAAAGATGAGCGCTAACGCTAGTAGTGAATTTAACGATGTAATTTATTACATAGAACAAGGAATGACTTTGTTCAATTTTAAAATCGTAAATACAGAACAAGTCACTAGTTTTGCAGTTCCTACGAATTTATGCATAGCAAATTTTATTGAATTTGTAAAAAATAAAATTTATGAAACATTTGCCATTAATAGAAATGCAAACATTGAAATTGTAGAGGCTGGTCAAGGCACTCCTTATATAAGAGCGGAAGATGCGCCAGTATTAGAACCTAATAAAAATATTACCGTAAGAGAGAAATACAATGGTGTTTATGGAAATGTATCATTCTATGTGAAAATTTCACACTAATTTATTTAGCATAAGGTTTAAAACAATTTAAAACTATAGAACAAGAGCACATTTGTAAGTTTACATTATTAGATTTGACATCGGGTTCAATTTCAACATCAACTTTGTTATCACTTAAGGCCCTTATATCATCTTCGTCTTTAGAAGGTTCTTTAGAAATTATATTTTTTTCAGTGTTTTCTATTTTCTCTTTGTTTTCTATGTTCTTCATTTCTTTACAAAAAGAAAAAATAAATTTATATAATTTGTATTTATATTTTTACTTTTAATTTTGTTACTTTATTATTTTAATTGGAACCATTGTCCTCAGAACTTATGGAGTTATCTTCATATTGTTCTTCATTTTCATCTTCAACTTGCTCTTCTTCATTATCATCACACAATTCTACATATTGACTATCTTTCCAAATTACTTTTCGCGTATTAAACAAACGGTTCATATTTATAATTTCAGGTTTATCCGTTTCAGATGTAAACAATTTCAAAATTTGTGCATCATCTCTAAACCGGACAGTGTATGCTTGCTGAATGTTATTTCGCCCAATTCGCCCCATAGCTTGAATAATTTTTTCTTGTGTCAAATCCAAATCTTTACTAAGAAACGCATGACAAAATTGATAATTTGTTCCATAAATATAATCACTTGTTGCAATAATCATATATAGCTTTTGTTGATCCGCCAACTTCTTCATAATTTCAGTATAAGTAATATTTTCGTGATTAATAAATACACCAATTCCCATCATCAATAGCACCTTCCATGTATTATCAACGCCCTTAAGCGACATTATATCACATACTATTTGCTCATCAATATTGCTGGTAAAACAAGCCTTAGTTTCAATGTCTTCTGCCCATTTATCTAAATGCATTTTTCTATTCGGAATAAATGTATCATTTAAGGACGCAGACTTAATCATCAAACGCAATGCATTAATTTCCTGTGTTAACTTTGAAATGTCTCCTTTGTTTTCAAACTCTGCAGGCACCTCCTTATTAAATTTTTTTGAATCTTTATTTGATTTACTTCTTCCAGCAATTTTCTGTTTTCCATTAAATCCCGAAACCTCATTTTTAACCCTTTTTTCAGCATTTTCTTTAATTGCCTCTAATTGTGATTCTAATTCATGCAATCTCTCATTTATAACATTATTATAATCAATTTTCTTCATGATATCGTCCATTACTAGAGATGGAATATTTGCCTGTTGAATACAAAATTTTGCAATTTTCTCAATGTCGTTGGAAATGAATATGGTCGGACCATCTGTCAATGTATGCGCGTCTTTTGTAGTAAAATAGACGCCAGATGTTCCTGTTACACTTTGTATTGGTGTAGTCTTGCTTATTTTTATAACTTGTTCGCTTGCTAATCTAGTGAGAGGCGTTCCTGATAATTGTGAGTTGATAGAACCAGAACTTGTGCCAGGTCCAACACTTCGCATTTTAGCAATTTTATTTCCTTTAGGATCAATTCCACTATTTTCTAGGATTCTAGGTGTTCTTGTTTGAAGGAAATGATTATATATTGTATTCCATTTATCAGAAACTATATTTTGCAAAATATGAACATAATATATTTTAATATTTTTCATATTAATATCATCTAGTGCATCAAAATGTCTTTCCAACTTGGTTTTTGCATTGCCATAACTATTCAAATTAATATAAGTAATAAATTCAACAACCTCTTTTAAATCAAAATACCTAAGAAGTGTAAAATAATCTTTACAGTGTGCAGCGGTAACAAGCATTTTATCATATTCATTATGCAAATAATGCGGCAATACTACATATCCATCTTTATTAATTATAGGAATAGATTTTTTACAATCATGACTAACAATGTTATAAATTTCGGCGCCAGGGAATTTATTTAAGAAATCTGGTAAGGTTTCAGTAAGCTCATGTTGTTTAGGTAATGTAGCGGAAGATAATACCACGTTAGGAATACAATTTTCCTTCCAATTTTTTCTAATTGTAGAATGAAATTCATGCTCTTCATAGTCCAACGTAATTGTTGGTTCATCCCAATACATGATGATGTCGTTTGCTTTAAAGAAAGCCAACATATAATACATTGCAGGCAAATATGACTTAATATCGCAAATTATAATTTCTACATTATCGCCAACACTGTTATCCACTTTTCCTATTCCGCCAGTTCGTTTATTTCTAGTAAATTCTTTTGCCGCAAAATAATGCAACCGAATATCGTCTGCGCTTGCACAACCAAATGCAAATGCTATTTTTTTATTAACAGAAATGGCTGCTCTTGCTAAAGCTAGCCCAACGTGTCTCGCAGCACAAACAAATATTACCTTTTTCTGCTGTGACAAAGCAATCGGTGTCAAAGTTTTTCCTGTTCCTGTGGGAGCCATATATAATATTAATTTTGGAGAAGGTATTTTGCATAGTGAAAAGATTTCTTTCTGATGCTCATATAATGTTAAATCACCATATTTTAATAAACTTTCGTTTTTCTCAATAAATTCAACAGCATTCTCAATAATGATTGACTTTTCTATTTCATCCTCAAATGCAGATAATGCTCTTGAAACTAATTCTTTAATATGACGATTTAATTTTATTATATTGTTTCTAATTAATTTGTATAGTGTGAAATAGTGGAAATGGAACAACTTTGAATTTTGCGATTTTTTACTGAATAAAATTTGTTCCATATGCGTCAATAATATAAACTCATAAATGTCAATTTTTCTCAATGTATTTTCATCAAATCTTTCTAGACGAACCTTATCAGCAGAGTTTAATTTTGCATCGCTGTCAATTTTCAACTTTTTATAGGAAGTATTATGTGTTTTTAATTCATTTTCAATTTTATCGCTGCGCTCACGAAGGTATTTATTAAACAAATAATCTTCCATTTTTTCTGTATATTCTATCTTTAAAAACGTAAAGATAGAATTTGTATCATTAACTTTAATATTTACATCATAGTAGCCTTTGGTAATCATATTTAATACATCAACCTCTGATTTAGGAACAGATACCTCAATAGAGGTCCATTCTGATTTGTTTAGTTTTCTTTGTTTGAGATCCATTATTGGGGTGGTAAGTATTTAATGTATACTGCTGGCTTTAAGTTTAT